TAGTTGTATATTGGTATGGAGAAGATGGGACTGAAATGTCATTAGAAGAATATATCTCTAAAATGAAATAATGGCTAAGTGTGCATTCTGCAAAAAACAATTCACTCAATTCAATAGCTTAAACAAGGTATGCAGTATCAAGTGTGCTATTGAGTTGGGTAAATTGAAGCCTGCAAAAGTCAATTATAAGAGGGTTAATTCGCAGCTAAAAAGTGAAGCAAAAGAGAAACTTGAAACATACAGCCAAAAGGTAAACAAGGCAAAAGTAATCTTTCAAAAATGGATCAGAGAAAGGGATAAGAACGAACCTTGTATATCATGTGGTACTTTAACAGCAAACGAATGGCACGCTTCACATTTTAAAAAAGCAGAAATCTATAGCGGTGTTATATTCAATGAAATTAACGTTTGGCGTAGTTGCAAAAAGTGCAATGTCTTTCTTAATGGTAACGAATTAAACTATCGTGAAAGACTTGTAAAAAAAATAGGACTTGATCAGGTTATTGCACTTGAAGACTTAGCGAATGAAACACGAACAAAAAAATGGACAATAGAAGAATTACAAACAATTAAAACCAAATACAAAATAAAATGAAAAAACCAAAAACACAAATTGAAGCAATCATCTGCTACTTGATAGCAGGCAACAACATCACATCAATTCAAGCTACTCAAAAGCAATTTGGCTATTGCACCAAATTACCTCAAAGAATTGCAGACATCATCGCACTGGGATTCTCAATCAAAAAAGAAAGAGTTACTAAACTTTCAATCTTTGGCAATAGCTGTTCCTTCATTGAGTATTCTTTGGACTTCAAGAAGACATCTAAAAAGCTAATCAATAGTTACCAATGATAGAAATAACTAACGAAGACAATATGGATTTAATGGCAAGGTATTCTGACAATTATTTTGACTTAGCTATTGTTGACCCTCCTTATGGGATTGATGCTGATGTAAAAAATAGTACTGATAAAATGCAAACTAAAAAATCTAAAGCAAAATCTAAAAAATATGGTTCTCAATTATGGGATTCAGATATTCCTACGAATGAATATTTTAATGAGTTAAATAGAGTATCTAAAAAACAAATTATATGGGGTGCAAATTATTTTGGTTTAGTTGGCGGAATGATATATTGGCATAAAAATGTAACTATGCCTACTTATAGCACAGGAGAACTTGCTTGGGTTAGTTGGTTAAACAAATTAGATTTTGTAAATATATCTTGGCACGGAATGATTCAGCACGATATGAGTAATAAAGAAACTAGAATACATCCAACTCAAAAACCAGTACAACTTTACAAATGGATTTTAGATAAATACGCAAAGCAAGGCGACAAAATACTCGATACTCATTTAGGTAGTGGCAGTATTGCAATAGCTTGCCACGATTATGGATTTGATTTAACAGCTTGCGAATTAGACAAAGAGTATTTTGAAGCAGCAATGAAAAGGCTAAAAGACCACCAAAAACAATTAAAATTAATTTAACCAATGATAGCCAAGATAATCATAACTATAACAGTATGGGAATTATTTGTGAAGAAATATCTCTTAAAATTATTCCATTATTTCATTAAGTAGTAGTTATATTTGCATTGTAGTTCGGTCTCACGTTATAGAACTTAAACTTATTAAATAGCCTATTTATTTGACTTTGGAAGTGAGACCCCAAATGATGATTTATAGGCTTTTTTATTTATGAGCAAACTTAGAAGCATAAACACAGTAATTTGGAGTGATACTTGGTTTGAAACATTAGCAGTAGGGCAAAAATTATTATTCATTTATTTAATTACAAATGAAAAAACTAATATGCTTGGAGTGTATGAAGTTTCAACACGCAAAATCTCATTTGAAACTGGACTTAAAGAAATTGAAATCGAAAAATATTTACTTGACTTTGAGAAATCAAATAAAATAAAGTACAAAGAACATCGAGTTATTATGCTTAATTTCTTAAAACATCAAAATTACAATTTTAATATGATGAAATCTGCAATAGACATTTATAATGATTTGCCATCCTCGTTAAAGATTGAAAACATTAATAAGATTGAAAGGGATAAGGAAGGGTTTGAAACCCTTTGCAAAGGGTTTGGAATGGTTCGGAAAGTAGAAGTAGAAATAGAAGAAGAAATAGAAGAAGAAGATAAAAATGAAAGTGAATTAATTTTAACACATCCACTTCAAAATTATATTATTAGTACTTTAAAAAATGTTTCAAAATTATCCAACCAATTAACTTATGATGAATGCGTAAAACTAATGTCAAGTTATGATAGGGAAAAAATAGGCAATATATTATTGCAGATGGAAAATAAAAAGGATTTGACTAAGAAATACACATCAGTATATTTGACTGCTTCAAGTTGGCTAAAAAAAGATTTTAGCAACAAAGGACAAAATTTGTCCAATGGTCAACCAAGCAAAATGGAATCAATGGTAAATAGCGCAAAAGAGGCTCTTAATATGATACACGATGAACAATAAAATATTCATTATGGCTAAAATGTCATTAAAAGCATAATATAATATATAACGTTCCCACGCTAGAAGCAGTTAGGGGATTTTCGGGACAAAGTGGGTTAAGTACTCTTCCGCCCTAATTGCTTTTAGCGTGTGTTAGGTGTTAGCCATTATCTCTAATTATAAAAATAAATAAACTTAAATTTGTCAAAATAAAAATATGAAAAAACAACAATTTGAAATGTGTCTTGCAGAAGCAAAAGACCAACTAAAACATATTAATTCTTCAATACAAGAAACAAGGTCAAAAATATATTTTCTAATAGGCTTATTTTTTGCCATAATAGGATATTTTTCTGAGGACTTTTTTCTTTTAAAATTTGACACTTTTAAAAGTGTTATATTAATATTTACCATCCCCTTTTTTGTCTTAATATTAGTTTTTTGTAAAGAGTCTATCGTCCCTTTAAAATTAAGGTTTGATGGATTTCGTCCAGATAACTTTAAAAAGGCAATAAAAAAGGATGACGAACAAACACAAGAAAATATTTTATTTACATATCAAGTGTCTATAGATATTAATGGAACTCATTTAACAAAATTGGCAAAAGGGTATAATAGAACTTTTAAAACTTTATTATTATGGCTATTTCTTGTCAGCTGTTTCTGTCTTTATATTTTTATCACTAAAAGTTTCAAAGCTTGAACCGTTGTCTTGTGGTTTAATAGTGGTGTCAACCTTAATAGGCTCTACTGGTGGATTGTTTTTTTCTGTCATAATAGTCTAATTTAATTTTATAAATAATATTTAAATGTTGCTAAATGGTTACACCTAACGTTTTCGGGCTTTGCGTTCGTTTTTTGCCTATCCGAATGTTCAAAGTTAGCAACAATGTTAAAGGCAAAAAATGACGCAAAACCCGTGTTATAGGCAGTAGGGATTTTTAGCAGAATGTTTAATCGAAGCACTAAAGAAAAAAAAGAAAAAATGCGAAGCGAGGGAATTTTAAATACAATTTTTAATGAGGACTGCTTAATTACTATGAGCCGAATTGAAAGCGGAACAGTAGATTTAATTTTGCAAGACCCACCATACGGAACAACAGGCAATGAATGGGATATTATACCTGATTTTGAAGTAATGTGGAAAGAATGGGAAAGGATATTAAAGCCTGATGGAATGGTAATAATGACTGCAAGCCAACCATTTACAAGCAAACTGATTTTGAGCAACGAAAAACTGTTTAAATACTGCTGGGTGTGGAATAAGAAACTTGCAGGAAATGGAATACTTGCAAAAAGGCAACCATTGAAAATACACGAAGATGTGGTGGTATTTGGAAAAGGAACTTGCAGATACAACCCAATAAAACGAAAAGGAGTTTATAGGGCAAAAGGTGGAATAACTGACAAGCACGGAACTTTTAATGGTGCAGGAAGTGAAATAACATTTAATGATGAATACTACCCTGAAAGCATTATTGATTTTTCGGGTGCAGGAATGAGAAGCGATAGAATACACCCAACTGAAAAGCCGATTGATTTAATGCGGTATATGATACAAACATACACGCAGGAAGGAGAAATAGTGTTTGATGGATATATGGGAAGCGGAACGACTGCACACGCCTGTATAACTGAAAAACGCAAATACATAGGAAGCGAAATGAATGAACAATTTTATAAATTATTAAATGAACGACTTGAACGAGAATACTCTCAACCCAAATTGTTTTGAAAAAACAAAAGAAGCGTGGGGCATTTTTTCTTTTTTTTCTTCCACAAATGTTGAAACGAAGAACGTCTGCCCTATTGCCTATAACTTTTGGATATAAGAAATTATATTATAATTTTGTAATTAAAAATGAGTGATATAATTATAATAAGATATACTTTTGAACCATACTTTAGTGGCTATTATGAAGATGGCAATTGGTTTAATAAAGATGGCAAAAAAATAAACAAACGTAGTTACAATGGCTGCATTTGTGTTCAAGATGGGCAGCGCAGATATGGAATGAAAAAATTAAAAACATTTGCAAAAAAAATAGAAACAACAAAAACCAAATTACCATTTTAAAATGAAAACAAACGACAACCACTACTTAATTGCACTCAAATCAAAACTAATAGTTGATATGCAGCAACAAGAACTTAAAGACCGAGTAATAAAAGTACTTGCAAAGACTTACATTGATTGCGGAAAGGTAATTGAATCTAAGGAACTAATCAGCCTATCAAATGGAGTTATAAACGAAATCAAGCGATATTTTATTAACTTAAAGATTGATGAACTTGATTTATGCTTCCAAAATGGTGTAAGAAAAGTTTATGGCGAATACTTTGGTTTAAACATCGTAACTTTTCACCAATGGATTAAGTCTTTTATGGCTGAAGAAAAGCGATTAGAAGCTATTAAAATACGTTCTACACCAAGAATTGAACCTATTAAGGAATATACCGATGAAGATAAGTTAAGAATTAGGGATGAATTTATGAGTTATGCAAAGTCTCTTTATTTAAAAACTGGTCATTTTGGACTTTATGAACCAAGCATAGGCGATATTTACAAGATTTTAGTTGATACAAATCAGGTAAGTAATATTGAGTTCACCGCTAATATGCAGGAGGCTTATGAGATTGTATTGGAAGACTTTGAAATGCAGTCTAAAACGAATGATTTATTATTGCGAAGAAAACTAAGGGCAAAGATTGAAACGCTCACAATGGAATCAAAAGAAGTGATTAATATGGCAAAACAAATAACAATAAAAGACTTATGGAATCAGTAAAAGAAACAGCAGTAGAATGGTTAATTGACCAGGTAGTAAATCTCGATTGGAAAAATCTGCAAGGCGAGGAAAAGATTAAAATTTTTAAACAAGCCAAAGAAATGGAGAAGCAACAGATAATGAAAGCTGTTGATGATGGATTTGAAGAAGGTTCTAAATTTCCTGAAGATATTAATTTATATGATGCAGAAGAATACTTTAACGAAACATACGGAGGTAACAAATGACAATAAAATATTAATTTTTATGATTTTTATTAATTATTTTTGCATCAATGGAAAGAGAAGATGAAATATTTGCATTATTAAACCCTGATGAATGAAACCCGATAGGCTGCATTTGGTTGATGTTATAGTAAGCGACAAGTCATTCAAAGAAATGTGCTATAAGATTAATATTCATTATGCTGAAGACATCTACCAAGAAACTATCTGCGAAATTCTAACTATATCAGATGAACGATTACCCGACCTTAACTATTTAAAGTTTTGGTTTTACCGAGTAGCTTTCAATGTAATGTCAAGAAATGGCAAGTTAGGAAAGATAGTTCTAAGGGAGTTAATCGAGTTCGACATCTATACACCAAGTGAACTAAGCAAAGAAATAATGACTAAGGAAGCGGAGCAGTTTATGCTTTCCTTAAACGAATTTGAAAATCGGATTATATTATTATATAATCAGTTCGGGGATATGAAGAAAGTCCAAAGGCTAACAGGCATTAGTTATTCAGCATTGAGGGCAGTCAAAGAAAAAATTAAACAAAAAGCGAAACAGATATGATTAAACTACTAATAGTTATACCAAGTTACCCAAAGATTAGCGGAGTTGATTATCATAGGTTATGGATGCCTCACAATGTGATGTCAGACCTTTTCAAAGATGAGATTGAGATAAGCCTAATAAATGAAGTAGACAGTGCAACAGATGAGTTCTTAAAGGACTTTGACTTAGTTGTTATGAATAGGTTTGCATCAAAGACAAACGAACCGCAGGCACTAATTGATAAACTAAAAAGAGTTGGTTTACCTTATGTGATTGATTTGGATGATGATTATATCCTTCCAAAAAATCATATCTTATACTATGCAGCAAAGGATGGCAACCATACCGAACAAATTAGTTTAGCAGTAAAGAATGCAACCGCATGCACAACTACTCATGAATTATTGGCGAATACACTCACTAAGGAATTAGGGCAAAAAAATATTTACATAGTACCTAATGGAATTTATCCAGAGGGACATTTTGAATTAAGAGAACCACAATTCAATGGTAAATTAAACTTTGGTTGGAGTGGGTCAATCACTCACTTAGAAGATGTAATTTTAATGCACGATAGTTTATATTCGTTATACACGGCAGAAGATTACAAAGATAAGTTTAAAGTTGTTTATGGTGGTTTTGCAAGTCAATCAGATACAAGTCAAGCTATATTAAGTGTATTGAGCGCAAGGGGTAAGGCAAATGAATCTCAATTTGGAATCTTCAAAGAAACTGGAGTAAAGGAATATGGAAACTTTTATGACTTGATAAACGTATCACTTATACCACTTCGGAACAATCGTTTTAATAACAACAAGTCAAACTTAAAACTATTGGAGTCAGGATTTAAGATGAAAGCAGTAATATGCAGCGATGTTTACCCTTATTCGCCCGACTTAAAACATGGGGTTAATTGCCTAAAAGTTAAACATAAAAACGATTGGTATAAGTACATGACTAAACTAATAGATAATCCGAACCTTGTTGAAGATTTGAGGGCGCAATTATATATTGATATGCAACGCTACCACATGACTAATGTAGCAACTGAAAGATTTGAAGCATACAAACAAATTTTAAATAAATAATATGATAACACTTTTAGGATTACCTTTTTTATGGATTAGTTTTTTTACCGCAGGTAGTTTACCAAGTTGGTTAGACTTCAAACCTTTTAACTGCATTGTATGCCTTTCTTTTTGGAGTACATTATTTGGAGTACTATTTTTTATATTTGTACCGATAACGCAACCTATTCTTATTGGATTAGGGTATGGTGGATTTGCAAGCTACTTAGCTATATTGATGAAAAGACTTTTAATTAAATTATACTGATGAAAACCTTTGATGAAATTTACAGCGAGATAATTTTTAAGGATGAGACGATTCGTTTTTCATTGCGTGAACTTTTGCACGTATTTCAAACCGAGAATAGTTGGATAGGTCAAACAAACCAACTGCTTCAATTAAAAGAATTTCAACACGAATTAACGGGAATAAGACCAGGCGGTTGTAGTGGATGTAATATTGAAGTACTAATGAACATGATAAGGTGGGTTAATAAATATGAATCAGATAAGGCAGCGCAAGAAATAAAAGCAAAGAAAAAAAAATGATAAGCGATAAAGAATTTTTAGAAGAAGAATTGAAAATGGGAATTGACCCATTCAATCAAGACTTCATTAACCTATGCAACGCAACCGCAAACGCAATAGAACAAGAAATAACATTTAAAAATGTATTGGATTATGGTGCAGGTGTAGGGGCTTATGCTGATGCTTTCCATAAGAAAGGTTATGAGGTGTCAGCCTTTGAATATTTTGAGGCACACCGCAACTATTTAGCGGATAAAATGCCACATATCAAAGTAGTACCCAAACCGATTACAACTGACTTAATGCTATTTATTGAGGTGTCGGAACACATGACCGATAAGCAGATTACATCTCTATTTAAAAAGATTAAACCTAGTCATATTCTATTTAGTTCAACACCTAATATAACCGATAGGGATAAAGATTGGGGACATATCAACATAAAGACACATGATGAATGGAACGCCACCTTTGAGAAATTAGGCTATGAATTTATAAAAGACCTAACATTGCCAACAACTTGGAGTAAATTATACAAACTGAAATAAAATGGGAAAGAGTAAATACATTGAAACACCCGAAAAGATGTGGGAATACTTTGAAGCATATCGCCAAAAAGTAAAAAGTAACCCTATTTTAGTTCAAGACTTTGTCGGAAAGGATGGTGATGAGGTAAACAGAAAGAAAGAAAGACCATTGACATTGGAAGGTTTTGAAGTATGGTGCTTTGAAAACAATATTATAAGCGATTTAAGCGACTATTTTGAAAATAAGCAAGAAAGATACACAGACTATGTCCCTATCTGTCGCACGATACGCAAAATGATTAGAAACGACCAAATTGAAGGAGGTATGAGTGGAATCTACAACCCAAGCATAACACAGCGTTTAAATGGTTTGACAGATAAGAGTGAAGTAAGGCATATTGAGCAGCCACTTTTTCCCGAGTAAACAGCAACTAAAATAAATTTAGTAAGCCAAAACAAAGGTTTTGATTTAAAATACCACCATTCACATAAATAATGTTTAAACGTACAACCGCAATAAATAGATTATTGAAGTTAACTGCCCGAAAGAAGATTATACAAGGCGGAACAAGTGCAGGCAAAACATTTGGAATCTTACCCATCCTAATTGACAGGGCAAGCAAAACACCACATCTTGAAATATCAGTAGTTTCTGAAACCATCCCACATCTTCGCAGGGGTGCAATGAAAGACTTTTTAAAAATAATGGAGTGGACTGGTCGTTATTCCGATTTGAATTGGAATCGCTCACTACTTACCTATCGTTTTGCAAATGGTTCATACATCGAGTTTTTTTCAGCCGAAATGGAAAGCAAGTTAAGAGGTGCAAGAAGAAACATCCTATACATTAACGAAGCGAATAATATAACCTTTGAATCTTATCATCAATTAGCAGTCCGAACAAGTGGCGAAATATGGTTAGACTTTAACCCTACCAATGAATTTTGGGCGCATACCGAATTGATGAATGATCAAGACACTGAACACATCATATTGACTTATAAAGATAATGAAGCACTACCCGAAACAATTATACACGACATTGAAGCAGCCGAACTAAAAGCTAAAACCTCAACTTATTGGGCGAATTGGTGGCAAGTTTATGGACTTGGGCAAGTAGGAAGCCTGCAAGATGTTATCTTTGACCAGTGGAAACAGATTGACACCATCCCAGAGAAAGCCGACTTAGTAGGTCATGGAATGGATTTTGGATTTACGAATGACCCAAGCACACTTGTAGCGATTTACAAGTACGAAGGCAAACTAATCATTGATGAATTACTATACCGAACTAATATGACAAATAACGACTTAGGTAACTTTCTTAAGTCCATCCAATTTGGGCGCAAGGAGTTAATCTGTGATAGTGCCGAACCTAAGTCAATCGAAGAGTTAAGGCTGCAAGGTTTCAATGTTAGACCTGCGGTTAAAGGTCCTGATAGTATCAAGATAGGAATTGACATATTAAAGAGATATGAGATACAAGTTACAAAGAACTCAACTAATCTAATCAAAGAGTTAAGGGGCTACACATGGGAGAAAGATAATGAGGGCAAACTAACAGGCAAACCAATAGATAGTCTAAACCATTGCGTTGACCCTATGAGATATGTAGCACTCTTAAAATTAAATAACCGACCAAGTGGCAAATATTCAACAATTTCAATTTAAACTTATATTTATAAATAATGATAGGCAATTACAACCAACTAACGATTAAGCAATTTTTAAAAATCAAACTAATTAGCGAACTTGAACAAGACTCTTTGCATAGAAAGGTTTTGATATTAAGCGAAATTAGTGGTGTTTCAGTTGATGAAATCGAAAGTATGCCAATAGGCGAAATGATTGATGCACTAAAAGGACTTGATAAGATTGAGAACCTGCAAGCGGATGAAAAGATTAAGTTAAAATTCAAAGTAGGTGGTAGAAAGTTTATCGTTAAGTGGAAAGAGCAAGAATTAACAAGTGAGCAATTCATCGATGTTAGTCACTTTTGCAAAGAGCCTGAAAAGATATTGACTAATATACATAATATACTTGCTTCGGTATGTGTGGAACGTAATTGGTATGGTAAGGAGTTAGGATATAAAGGCGATAACCACAAAGAGATTGCAGATCTATTCTATAATGAGATGAAAATATCGACTGCATATCCTATCATGCTTTTTTTTTGCAAATACTACGAGGCATTGCAGCGAAATATCCTAACCTTTTTGGAATCGGAAGCGATGAAAGCGATGGACAGCACGAAGGACCTGATGGAGAAATTCAAACTTTTAGAACAAAGTGGGGATGGATTGCAAGCATAAATGATATATGCAAAGATGACCGAACAAAATGGGATTATTTTTTTAGGATGAATGTAATTGAGTTTCTAAACACAATGACATTTTATAAAGATAAAAGCGAACACGAAAAAGAAATATGGACAAGGCAGCAGCAGCAGCATTAGGAGCAAGGTTTGGAGAGTCAATTAAAGACTATACAAAAGCAAGTGAGAATATCATTGAGGCTATTGTTATCGACCATTGCAACGAAGGTATAAAGTTGATGTCTAAACAGATAAAATCAAAGGCAAGGACAGGGCAAGCTAGTACATTAGCAGCAAGTATGAGTAATGTTCCTATTCAAGTAAGTGCAACTAAGTTTCAAGTCAATACAATTAGCACCGAGTATTATGCTGACTTTGTAGACAAGGGAGTGAAAGGAGTTAGAAACAAAGGAAAAGCACCAAGCAGCCCTTATAGTTTTAAGAACTTAGGAACATCAAAGGCAATGATTGAATCGTTTAAGGATTACATTGCAAGAACAGGCAGCAAGTCAATGAATAAAAAAACATTGATACGCAAAAACAAGAAAAAACAATCAGACCTAATAACTAAGGAAGCTAAACAAATGGCAGTTGCAACTAAAATAGGAGGTATTAAACCAATGAATTTTATAAGCAAAGCAGACAATCCACAAAGAACAAAACAACTTGCTCGAAACTTAGCAGCGGCATTAGGCAAGGCAATGGCAAAGAATATAAAAATATCAATCAATGGCAATTAACATCATATCAAACCCTAACAGCGTAGTAAGTGCATTTAATCAAATGGCATTTAATGTTAGTTCAACTCAAGCAGGGCAAAGCAATTTTAATTTTATAGCCGATGTATATGTGAGTGGAATTACTAACGCAGTAAGTAGAATCGCAATACCAAAACATCCAAGTGTGAATACTTGTTTGATTGATACAAGTCCGATATTGAAGAACTATGTTAAAAATGATTTCTTCAATGTAAATAGTTCTTATATATATTGTGAGCCTAACTTAAATAGTAGGGTAAAATATTATGTTCAATATGGGGAGTTATACGATGTTAGTGGAGTGCCTACTATTTATGATAACCTTAGAAGATTCCCGACATCAGGAAGTAACACCGCAGTAAATTCGATATTTGGATTTGAGCAATTCAACACTAATGTTTGGAATAATTATGATGTAAGCGGATTTGGTTTCTTAACCAATATTCCCGAAAGAATAACAATCGAACAAGGTCAAGAATTGAGATTGAGTTTTTACGACCCAAGCAATTTGATAAGATTTTTATATGTTGATGGTGTGTATGAAGACTATATTTTGCCAAATAAAGTAAGTGGAGAATTCTTATATAACGTAAATATAAAAAACGTACTTGGTACGGGTGCACCTTATCAAACCATAGGAACTCATACAATAACACTTGCTAATAGTTTTGTCGCAGCGGTTAAAACCATAACGATTGAGATAGTTGCAAAGTGTTCTAAGTTTGATACAATACGTTTACATTGGTTAAATAACTTAGGGGGATGGGATAGTTACAACTTCACAAAACAATCCATTAAAGCAATGGATATTGAACGCAAGCAGTTTAAGAAAATGATGTCAATCGGGTATTCAAAGAGTGACAGATTAAAGACTAACTACAACACAACCATAATAGACAAGTTACAAATAAATTCGGATTGGATAAGCGATGACATGGCTGATTGGTTTCAAGGATTGCTTACAAGTCCGATAGTCTATTTAGAAAGAGGTCCGAATGACTTCGTTTCAATTAACATAACCAACTCATCATACCTCATTCAAGAATATTTGAATGGTCGCAAAATTCACAACTTGCAGTTAGATATTGAATACTCATACAACCGTTATAGTCAATCATTATAATGCAGAAAACAGAACTAAAAATATACGCAGATAGTAAGTATTTCAATGTGGACTTATTCGACAATGAGCCTATTGAACTAACTAAGTCTATAATTGAATTGACAGAACCTGAACAAAGGAAGTCAGACTATACAAAGACAATCAACATACCAGGAACTGCAAACAATAATTCAATCTTCTCAAACATATTTGATGTCAATCACTCAATATTGAATGGAGACAATGCTAACTTTTATGTAGACTTTGACCCACGCAAGAAAGCTAATTGTATTTTATATCGTGAGGAGATTCCGCAGTTAAGAGGCTATCTACAAATGACCTCAATTAATATACTTGATGAGCAAAACATCACTTATGAATTAGTGGTTTATGGTAGGGTTGCTAACTTGTTTCAAGATGTTGGGGATAGGTTATTGACCGATTACGATTTCAGCGAATACACTCACTTATGGAACGAAACTAACGTACGAAACTCAATCAATACTTCAATTATTATAAATGGTGTTACCGCTTTATTCCAATTAGGCAGGGGTTATGTTTACCCATTAATTGATTATGGATTTGACAATAACAAGCAACAGACTTATAATGTAGATCAATTATACCCTGCAATTTATGTGAAGACTATTTTAGACAAGATTTTAAAAACACATGGTTATAGATACGAAAGCACAATCCAATCAAATAACTTTTTAAATTCAACAGACTTTAAGCGGTTGATAATCCCTGCAAGTGGAGTTCCAAGATTAACAGACGCTCAAATAATAGATAAAACATTTGTAGTTGATAGAACAAGCGATGACAATTTAGGCGCAGCAACTAATAATGCAGTTAAATTAATATTTAACAATACAGCGCAAGATACAGACCCTGCAGGAGTAGCAGTTGACCATTCATCATGGGTAGTACCTGCTAATAGTGGTGGTACTTATAATCTTGTATTAAAGTTATTCTTTAATATTGAGTTAAATATTATTGTTCCTTTATCTTCTGGAGAAAATGTTGAATTTGTAATTAATATTTATATTGAAACTACAAGTGGAAGGCTTTTAAATCCAGGCGGAACTTCTCAAATTATAGATATGGATGTAAATAATAGAAGTCAAGATTTAAGTTGTATATTTCAAACTGATAATAGGTTGCTTTATGATGGTGAAGAAATTTTAGTTAAATGGCAAATTACAAACGTAAGAGTTAGATATCCAAATGGGAAAGCATGGTATACGCCATCTGTATTAAATATCATAATTAAAACAGGAACACAATTTTACGACATACCAAAACCTGAACTATCTGAATTTTCTTATGTAAATCCGACAAGCGCACTTCCTGAATTAAAGGCTAAGGACTTTTTAACTGCATTGATTAAAATGTTCAATCTTTACATTGAGCCAAATCAACTTGATGATAGGTTGTTAGCGATTGAGCCTCGAGATATTTATTATAATAGTAATGTAGTAGACATAACTAATAACTTAGATGTGAGCAAAGACTTCATTCAAAAACCTATGGGCGCATTAGATTTCAAAAGACTTGAATTTAGCTATGCTATGGATGATGACTATTGGAACAAAGACTACACAGACAAGTATAATTATAATCATGGATTTAAGAGGTTAGAAGTAGCAAATGATTTTTTAGTAGAGACAAAAAAGATTGAATTACCATTCGCACCAACACCATTAGCGAAGCCTACAACCGATAGGATTATACCACAGATAGTGTGGTGGAAAGACCAGAACTTTGGTGGTGTTAGAGTAAACAAAACAGCAAAACCAAGAATATTATATTATGGTGGATTGAAATATACAGGAAAACCATTGACTATTCACTCAAATGGAACACCACCAACAAACACACAATATTCAAGCTATGGTTATGCAGGCCACGTTGATGACCCTGTAAATCCTAACTATGATTTGAATTGGGCGACATCGCAAGAAATTCAATACACTATTGGAGGGCTAACACCGATTACGATAAACAACCTTTATAAACGATACTGGGAGAAAAATATCAAAGAGATAACTGATAAGGACAGCAAGATAATCGAGTGTTATATGTACTTTAATAATGTCGAATTGCAGAATTTATCATTCAGAAACCTTTATAAAATAGACCGACAATATTATAGACTTTACAAAGTCGAAACCGACTTGAATAGTAATGAGCCTGCAAGATGTCAGTTCTTAAAATTAAAGAATATCAATGTTCCATTAGCAGACCAAGTATTAATCAATGGTGGTTCTCAAACGATAACAGGCGAAAGATACACACCGATAATCAGTCAAACACCAAATAGGATTGATGTAATAAATCAAAGAGAGAATTTTAACGTAGAGATTGAAAGCGCAATGGGCATAACAGATTATAGGATTGAGCCTAAATCGCAATTCATAAAAGTAGATAATGATGTTTACTTACCACCTGCTAATGCTTCATTTGATTATGATAATAACAAATCAATAGAGATTAAAATTTACAATAATCATAGCGGTAATATTAGAGTTTACACAGCAGTAGATTCGCACAACGTAGCGAGGAAAACAGGAATCATATTTTATTCAGATGGAACAAATTGGTATCATTTATAAGTCATGGCAGAAGAAAAAGTAATAATAGAAACAGAGGTTAAACTCGGTAATTCGACTAACTCAGTAAAGAGTTTAAAAGCAGAGTTAAGACAAGTTACAAATGAACTTGCAAACCTTGAAGAAGGTAGTGCAGCATTTGTACAAGCAGCACAAAGAGCAGGTGCATTAAAAGACCAAATCGGAGATATAAAAGATACAGTTAATGCCTTTAATCCTGAAAAGAAATTTCAAGCTATAGCAGATAGTGTAGGAATAGCAGCAAATGGATTTTCAGCAATGCAAGGTGCAATGGCTTTGTTTGGCAGTGAAAGTGAAGACCTTAACAAAGTAATTGCTAAAACGCAAGGCGCAATAGCATTAGCAACAGGATTGAATGGTTTATTGGGAATGGGTGATGCTTTCAAGAATTTATCACTTGTTATTAAATCGCAAGTCGTTTCTGCATTTGCAACATTAAAATCTTCATTAATAAGTACTGGCATAGGGGCATTAGTTGTAACTATTGGTTTAGCAATAAATGAAATAATAAAATACAATGAAGCAATAGATGAGGAATCTAATAAACAAAAAAAGTTAAATGATGAATTAGAAAAATCTAAAAATCTAATGGAGAAAGTTGCAGATGCGAGTGAAAAAAAACGCAATGCACAAAAAGGTGGACTTGATGATTTAAAAAGAGAATTAGAATTACTTACAGCTAAAGGAGCGAGTGAAAAAGATATTTTTGAAAAAAATCAAGAAATAACAAGACAAGAATTACAAAATTTAAAAACAAAAAAATATTCAGGATTAGAAGTTAGTAAAGAAATAGCAGACAAAGAAAATCAATTAAAAGTTAATGAACTTGCCTTTAATAAAAAGATGCAAGACCAAGCTATTGAAGACCAAAAAAAGAAAGAAGATAAAGCAAAAAAGAAAAAAGAAGAGGCTAAATCTGATTTTGAATTTTATGAAAATTTAACTAAGCAAGAAGAAAAGAAAAAGTTAGCAAGACAAAATGAATATGACAAACAAGTAGAAGATAATAGACAATATAATTACGAACAAAAATTATTAGATATTGAAGATGAAAAGAAATTAAATCAAGAGGTTGCAAAAGACACAACAAAAACCGCAGAGGAAAGATATGCAGCATTAGCCAAATTAGCTAAAGATGGAGTTATAACGGAAAAGGAAGCAAGCGATGCAAAAATAGCAATCGCACAAGCGGAACAAGATGCTAAATTAGCTTTAATAGGTGCTTATGGACAGACACTAAACCAAGTTGCAGAATTATTAGGTAAGAATACAGAGGAAGGAAAGGCAGTTGCAATCGCAGCAACAACGATTGATACTTTTGTTGCAGCATTTAGAGCATATAAAGAAGGTTTGAAAATAGACCCCACAGGAACATTCTCAATAATAGCAGCAGCAGCAGCAACAGCAACAGGATTAAAAGCAATTCAAGGTATCATCAATACACCAATACCAGGCAAAGGTGGTGGAGGTGGTGGCGGTGGTTCAATGCCAAGTATGCCAGCAGCACCTGCAATGAGACCAACAGGATTCTCGACAGGGCAACCAAGTCAAACACCTCCAAAAGTAGAACCACAAAAAGTATTTGTAGTGGAAAGCGATATAACGAACTCACAAAACAAAGTAGCGAGAATTCAAAGCAAAGCAACTATTCAATAATTTAATATTTAAAAGAGTATGGCAATAGATAAGAGAATACCCATTTATAGATTTGTAGTTGGTGAGGATGATGAAGCAGGAGTTACCGCAGTTGCATTAGTTGATAATCCTGCAATCGAGATGAATTGGCAAGCATTCGCAGCAAGTAAAATATCATTTGATTTCGATGACACACTTTCAACTTTAAGAGGTCAAGAATTAGCACAGCAATTAATTGATAAGGGTGCAATAATCTATGTTATATCTGCACGCCAAGATGTGCAAGGTATGCTTAAAACTGCAAAAGACTTAGGCATTCCTGAATCAAGATTATTCGCAACAGGAAGCAATAAGGCAAAGATTGAAAAGGTTAAATCATTAGGCATAACAAAGCATTACGATAATAACGCTGATGTCATTAAAGAATTAGGCAGCATAGGTAGCAAGTTCGTAATGGATAAAATCACTTGTTCTAATTGTGGGCATACTTGGATGGTTGCCGATGGTGGCGAAGACCCTTATAAGTGCAATATGTGCGGAATGGAAAATCAATTTATTGTTGAGCTAAAACAGATTGACCAAAAGATGAGCAAGTTTTCATCTAATAAAGAAAAGAAAATAATAAGCGGTGCATTGATGGTGGCAGATTTACCAATATATCGCAAAGATGAACAAGGCGAATATTATGGATTATTTACAGCCGAAGACATTTACAATATCCGAAACAAGTTCTTTAAAAATAATAATACCAAATCGGTTAATGAAATGCACGACCCAAACAAGATGGTTGAAGGAGTGTATATGATTGAATCATTTATTATAGATAGTAAAAGAGGAATAAATGCACCTGATGGGTTGAAGCTAACAGATGGTTCATGGTTTGGTAGCTATAAAGTAGACAATGAAGATATATGGAACTACTTTATAAAGTCAGGCGAGTTCAAAGGATTTAGTGTTGAGGGTGTATTTAAGACCACTAAGATTGATGCTAAGCCACTATCTATAATAAAGCAAGCTATTGACATCATAAAGCAAATTGAAGACTAAAAAAGCAACGTAAAAACAAATTAATATTTAATAATAAAAAGAACATGACACCGAAAGAAGCATTAACAAAATTAACAATGTTATTCAGTAAAGAAATGGCAGCACAACAAGCTAAATTAGCTGATGGAACTATTATCTCATGGGAAGGCGAATTGAAAGAAGGCGCAGCGATTATGGTAGTTGATGAATCAGGCAATATGACACCTGCACCCGATGCAACTCACACATTAGAAGATGGAACAGAAGTTTACACAGTTGGCGGTTTAGTAACTGCAATCGAAAAACCAAGCGAAGATACAGGTCCTTTAGAAATGTCAAGCGAATTTGAGCAAATCTTCACTAAGCACATCGAACAATTTAGCGGTGTAATTGGTAGAGTTGAAGCATTAGAAAATTCATTTGCAGAATTAAGCAAAGTAATTGCAGATTCAAAGGTAGATGTTGAAAGCAAGTTTAGCAAAGTAGTTGAATTAGTTGGAGAGATTGCAACTGAACCAAGTGTTAGCACACCTGCACCAAAAAACTTATTATTCAAAAAAGACAAACCTGCAAAATCTGCAGTTGAGTTATTCATGGAATTTAAAAAATCACAAAATAAATAAAAAAAAATTATGGCATTTTCATTTAGCAATTTATCAGATTACACCAAGACCAATGAGCAGATGCTTATTGTTAAGTCTTTCTTCACTCCAAAGACTGCAACTTATATGCAGAAATTAACAGGAGTGAAATTCGCAATGCAAGTACCTTCATTAACCGATGATTTCTATTGGAAAAATGGTGGAACTTGTGGACTTTTAGACGCATCAGGTAACACTACAATTTCATCAAGAAATTTAACGGTTGCACCTATCAAGATTGAAAAATCTTGGTGTATTGCAGACTTAGAAAAGAAGTACACACAATTGATGTTATCACCAGGTTCACAATATGAATCATTACCAGGCGGAATTGATGAAGCATTTATGAACTTCATTATGGGCGCACAAGGTGAGAAAGTAGAAATCGCATTATGGCAGTCAGTATCGGGCGGTGGTTCAAGCGACTATACATCTAAATTTGATGGTTTAATTCAAATCATTGGAGCAGCTACAGGAGTTATAAGTGCAAATGCAAGTGCATACATTACACCAGTAACAGCAGTAACCTCATCAAATATTATTTCAGTATTACAAGCTACATATCAAGCTATTCCCGCTGCAATTTTAGACAAAGAAGATTTAAAAATATTCATAGGTCAAGATTGGTCAAGATTGTATCAAAGTGCATTAGTTAATTCAAATGCAGCATACAATGTAAACAACTACATTAATACAGATGCAACAGGTGAGTATTATTTATTGGGAACAAACGTAAAGATTGTACCAGTACCAGGATTAAATTCAACTAATAAAGCATACGCATTGAGAACAGGAAATATGTTCATGGGTGTAGACTTAGAAAATGAAGAAGAAGAAATGAAGATGTGGTATTCTCAAGACTATGATTCAGTATTCATGAGAATGAAGTTTAAGTTAGGAACTCAAATTTCACAACCTACAGAAATAGTAAAATTCATCGTATAATTTAAGGGGGTTAATAGCCCCTTTTTAAACTTAAAAGGAGAAAACAAAATATGCCATGTGCAATAGTTAGTTCATACGCCTTAGACTGCAAAGACGCAGTTGGAGGTATCAAAAATATTTACATCACAGAACTTGCAAATGTTACAGCGGTAACAGAGAATGCAAGCGGATTTGTAACAGCAATCACAAAAGCAGGTGGAACAAAGTTTTATAAATATGCTTTGCTTCCAAGAGCCAAAAACGATTTCAGTCAAAACATAATGGCTGATGCAGCATTGGGAACGGTTGCTTATGAGCAAACCATAAATACTAATTTTACTAAATTAGCTTATGTAACTCAATTTCAATTACAGACTTTGATTGCTAACAGATGTTCAGTTATTGTAGAAACAAAATCGGGTCAATACTTCTTGTTTGGAAAAGAGAATGGTGTTGAAGTAACCGCAGGTAGTGCAGCAAGTGGAGCAGCAATGAATGAGTTTAATGGATATATCTTGACCTTTACAGGAATGGAGAAAGCATTAGCAAACGAAGTTAGTTCGAGTATTATCGCAGGATTATTGACATGAATCGGATCTAGTGGTGGTGGAGGTGGAGGTGGCAATGAACAAATTGGTGGTGGTGGAATTGGTGGTGGAGTAGTGACACCTTAAGTAAAAAAAATATTGTTTTATGTATTATTTAAAAGCCACTCTTAATCGGAGTGGTTTTTTTTTAGCAAAATTTTCAAAGACTTATATATATAAGTATATGTTAAGAGTTGAACAAAATACAATCCAAAATATAATTCTTACTTTAACCGAAAACAAGGTTGATAAAAGGGAGTATTATTTAATGGAATGTACAAACCAAGTTACAAATGATATTGCATATAGTATTTTATCTAATGATTTAAGCGCATATCCTGAAAGATATAATGAGTTTGAGTTTACAGTATCACAATCCTTTGTTGATGGCAAAGACAATAACATTAACTTACTCTATTCAGGATTTTATACTTATGTTGTATTTGAAACATCAATGACTTTAAATGACTTTGTAAGTATCGCAAATGCAGCACAAGCAGTCGGTTTTATTATAGGGGAATTAGAAACAGGATTATTATGGCTTAAACCAACTGCTCAAAACAATACAGAATATAATCCAGCCGATTCAACTACCTTTGTTTACACACCACAATAAATGACAGATAAAAAAGAATATAATCCAAGTGTAATGGTGCTTAAATTTACGAATGATAAAGTGCCTGCATTTGTTGAGCCTAAGTCTTCGCAAAGATTGAAGTATGTTAAGTATGGAGAGAACAATAACTACCCAAACTTTTTATTAACTTTATTCAATAGAAGTGCAAAGCATAACGCAATTTTAACAAGCAAGCAGCAATACATAACAGGTCAAGGTTGGATGTTTGATGAATTAGGAATGCAAGGCGAAGAAGTAGTGGCATTGAAAGCGTTTATAGACAATCCTAATCCTTACGAAACATTAAAAGACTTATTAAATAAAACAGATTTAGATAATGAGATATTTGGAGGTTGTTACCTTAAAATTGTAAGCGACAAAAAGGGTGGAATTTCAGAAATTTATCACGTTAATTATTGTGATGTAAGAAGCACAGAAGATAACAGCGAATTTTATATAAGCGATAAATGGTTAAATAGTGAAGGTGGCGAAAATACTAACATCAAAGAAGATGAATATAAGACCTTGCCACCATTCGACCCAAGTTTAAAAAAGCTACCGAGTGAAAGTATCTATTATTACAAATCGTATCGACCTAACATCAATACTTATACACTACCCGAGTATATTGGTGCAATTCCTGCAATTATTACTGATGCTGAAATAGCAAATTTTCACAGAGCCGAAATTCAAAATAGTTTCAAGGGTTCTAAAATGATTGTATTCAAGAATGGTGTCCCTTCAGACGAGGAAATGAAGTCAACTGAACGCAAGTTAAAAGCTAAGTTCACACCAACTGACAATGCAGGGAGTATAGTAATTGATTTTGTAGATGACCCGCAAAGAGTACCCGAAATATTAGACCTTGCATCAGGAGATTTTGATAAGAAATATCAAGCATTAAACGATACTATTCAACAAGAGATATTTGTAGGACATAAGATTACATCACCAATGTTATTTGGAGTCAGAGTAGAGGGTCAATTAGGTGGGCGAAATGAAATGGTTGATGCTTACAATTTATTCGCTAACACTTACGTTAATCCAAAACAAAGAATACAAGAAGAAATTTATAACCTATTCGCACCGGTAAAGGGAAAGCTAAAAATAAAAGCATTAGAACCAATCATGCCAAGTTTTAGCGAGCAAACTTTAATGACAATTCTAACAAAGGATGAAATGAGGGAAATCATAGGTAGAAAACCATTAGACATTCAAACTAATGTAAATTCAACCATTAGCGATGCTTTAAATTCGTTAAGTCCATTAGTTGCAAATAAGGTATTATCTTCATTAAGTCAAGATGAAATAAGAGGCATTGTAAACAAACCACCATTAGCAGCCGATGCAGTTCTACCAACAGATACAACAGCGCAATTCTCAAAGTGTTCACATGATGAAATAGCAGATGATGATTTGGACTTTAGTATATTCTCAAAGTATGGTGAACCTATCGAGAATTTTGTAAGCATTAAGCATAAGAAATTCATATTTAGCACGCAGCAATTCGCATTGAGCAAACAAGATAATGGGGTATTAGATTTAATTCAGAAAACACCTAATATCACCATTGAAGAACTAACCAAGATTTTAAAGACAGATAAGACCTCAATCATTGAAAGTTTGACAGCATTAGGGGATGAAGGTTTAATTGATTTAGATAGTCAAGGCAAAATAAGTTTAACAAGGTCAGGAACAAATAAAGTAGTGCCAAGTTTTGAAGAGTTATATATCCGTTATAGATACGTTTTAAGACCTGATGCACCTGCATTAGTTAAAGGTGGGTCAAGTAGACCTTTTTGTGAAGCAATGATGGCAAATCCTCGTTATTTTTCAAAGGATGACATTGATAAAATTGGTCAAGAATTAGGGGCGATTTATGGAATACCTAACTATGATGCTTTTCGTAGAAGGGGTGGATGGTATCACGACCCGAAACAAGATGTAAATTTACCTTTTTGTAGACATATTTGGTCACAAGAATTAGTTAAGAAAATAAGATAATGGCAAAGGCGATATTTTTAAGTGAAGCAACATTAAAGCAAGAATCAATCTTGCAAGATAATGTAGATATGAAGGTAGTAACACCGACTATAATTGATGTGCAATCATTTTATATTTTACCGATATTAGGAACAGCATTATACAATGATTTTGTAAGTAAAATTATAGCAGGAACATTGAGTAATTCATACAAATTATTACTCGATACTTACATTACA